ACCCTTCAGTACCACCTTGAAACGCCCCTGTTAGCTCTTCAGCACCTTCAACACGAATCTCAGGAAACATGTTGTTAAAGGCCACTAAAATGCTATCAGGCGAATCTGGACTCATGCGAGTACCGCGAATGACGTTCAAACGCCCTTCACTCAATACCAGCAAGTTAGGACTCTCAACGCCTCTAGTCAACGCTTTAATTTCCGTAACACCTTGAACCAAGTCCCGAAGGATCTGCGTAGGCGTTTTTGTTGACCATAAGGCGGATGAGCCCGTGCCATCAGCAGTTACTTGCGCGTTAGGGACAGAAGCGTTCGTTAAAACACCCACAATGCCTGCCACGGTGTCACCTACCCAAAAGAGTTGGTTATGACGTGCCATAACGCCACGTTGTGTAGCCAATGCCTTACGAACCGTTAGAGGCGTTCCTTGAATAGCCGCCTTTTTAATGTCCATAATGGAATAAGAATAGCTTAAGCCAATGGTTTCAATTTTAGAAACAAATTGACGCCCTGCTATTTCAACAGAAGGGACATCGGTCGCATAATCACTAATGATTTTAGCTAAACCACGCGCGTCATACTGATAGTAGACTTGCGTTTCGGCATAATCAGGCGTCGTGCTGTCAATAGGAAACAACTCAACGGCCTTCAGCATACCCTGCTTGATATCGTAGGTCTGATTTTTAATGGCTTCTAACTGACGCCCAAAGTAAGCGGTTTGGTTAGCGTCCAAGTTGATCTGTGCGTTCATGTGCTTGTGTTCCTTTCTACAAGTCTACGTCGAGTAAAACAAGCGTGTCCGTACCGCCAGTAACAAATCGACCCATTAACAAGTTTGTACTTGCTGTCGCGGTAAACTGCCCTTGGGTAGCACCCACGGTGACAATCGCGTAAGCTAACGCACCTTGAGTAACGGCACCAACCGCACGAACCCATACACGTCCACGTTTTAGAACTGATACGTTTTGACCCGTAATGATGTCTTCCGCTTGGTCGTTAGGGTTTTCATGCGTCATAATAGCAACCCCTTGAGGAATACCAGACGCTACTGCTAAAGCCACTTGGTTGTCAGACGTTTGACGCTGAACACCACGCCCAAAAGGGACGTTTGCAGTCGCTACACGGCTTTCAATGGTATGGGGGATATCGCCAATAAGTTGACCTTCATACGCTTCAGCGGGATATAAAGTATACGATGTTTGAGACATTAAGCCTTACCTCCATGGTATTTTTGATTTAATAATTGACGCATATCGCCTTTAATGGCGGTATCACTGTTGACGCTAGCCACGGCTTGCTTTTGCTTTGCTAAGGCTTCGTCTTCAACGCTAGGCAACGCTTCAATCAACGCATCAAAACGGGCGTTTACATAATCGTCGCTTTTACCGTCCAAGTTGATCGCTTCATGCTTGGCTTTAATAACCGCTTCTTTAATTAAACGGTCACTCGTGCCTTGCAATCCGTCAACGTTTACCACACGCTTAGCGGTTTCTAACAAGGCTACACGTTCTGCTACGGCCTGCGCCATGGCTTCATCGTTGTGCGTTGCTTTTACGGCTTCAAGCTGTGCTTTTAACTCATCCACTTGCCCTTGTAGAGCTTCACTATCTAAACGTGCTTGCTTTTCAGCTAGCACCGCCTTTTCGTATGCTTTGGCTACTTCTGCATCGGCTCGATAGGTCAAACCGTCCAAGTTCACCGCTTGCATTTCTTTTTCAGTCATGCGTTCGTCCTCATCTTCATGGTGTAACTGAACGGCCAGCCCGTCCATGTTTATTCTAGCCATACGCCCCGCCCGTGCTTGGTCTACAATAGCCAAGTGGTTGTAACGTATGTTCTTTTGTCTGTGTGTGTAGGGTACACCGTCCCATTCACCCACTTCATCAACTAAATCTAAATTATAGCCAAGGGAAAGCTCCCTTTTGCCTAGGGCTACCTTTTTAATCGCATCCTTGCGGTGGACGCTAAACTTAATAGCAATCGTGTTGTCCTCGACCGTCACCGTTTCCCCTGTAGAACCAATACTATAAAGCTCTGCATTGTCACTATTCACCAATTCAGGGGGGTGATTATCCGTAACAGGCTTAAGCTTTAAAGATTCTAGGCTTTCAACGTCAAACACGTCATCTGGGTGTCTGAGTTCATGCCGAATGGTCCCGTCGTTGTTGACATACTGAAAAACGCCTGTGCGTGTGACAACTGCATCGCCTGTTAAAAAGCCCTCAGACGTCGTCTTGTGTTTGAAAACGCTTCTGTCGATTCTAAACACTTTAGCCCCTAGATGCTATATTTAGCTAATAAGCTACACTTTTACTTATTAGCTAAACTTACTTTAGCATTGTTTTTTTAGCTTTGCAAGCATTTTTAAAACTCAGGGATGACAGAATAACCAACGCATCTGCACCGTATATCTTGGCTAGGGTGTGCGTTGACGCCCCCTATGCTAGAGCGTCTTTTCCAAGTTTTATCATCTAAACTGTCTTTGTACACCGTGGGGTCGTCCCACCTACATATCTTCCCTTCAAGCACCTTATGGGAGCGTCTGACGCGTTCATCAAGGCGCGTGTGCCATTCATAGTATTCAATGCCTAGGCGTTCATTGTTTTGCTTGTCTAATTGCCCATAAAGGTTACCATACTCATTTTGTGCAATTAAATCGGCGCGCTTTTTACTTACGTTCAAAGCCACTTGAATCTCTTTGCGTGCGTCCGTTATCTGTCCACCGCTTCTAAACGTGGAACTGATAATGCTAGCCACCCTTTGATGCTCGTCTTCAACCATTTTGCTAATAAGGCGCGCGTTTTCTTGCGCCCATGATTCTATAATTGCCCTATTTTGTGATAAAGAGGCGTATCCCTTAACGATAGGGATTTTCCTTTCTTCAACCACGGTCACCAACTGGTTAAACACATGACGACGTACCTTTTCGCCTTCCTCCCGTAAACGCTGGATTAAGGCGGTATAGGCTACCTCTGTAAGCCCTAATTCTGTAAGCATCCGTTCAAGTTCTGCTTCCCAATCAGCTAAATCTTGCCTTAGTTCAAGTGACGCTAAATAGTTTAGTCTTAGTGTGTAGCTTTCTATAGCTTGTTTTAGTTTTTGCTGTTGTTTAGCTTGAAAGGCTACTAAAAAGGAACGGTAGCCCGCTGAAGCACGGTTAGGAAAGCTTTTTTTAATGATGATGATTTTTTTTGGCATTGCGTCCGTTTCAAAGCTGTGCTAAACTAAACTTACAAGATTTCTTATCATTACATTGACTCTTTTCTTTTTCTCCTCCCTCTGCTCACAAGCTGGGGGTTTTTTATTGAGGCGTATAAACTTCAACCCCTTGAAAGTCAATCCACTCTAAAGTTGATAAAGGCTTGAATGCTACTGCATCAAAAGGAAGACCACCACCACCAACAAAAGCTGTCCAGACAATCGGTAGTGTATTTTCTTCACACGTTAAAATGTTTTGGTTGCAATAAGTGGCACACTGAGAGAACGTATGATAGTCTTCACCTTTTTGCAAAACGCCTTTTTTTAAAGCATCCTCAACATCTAACCAAGGATGCTGGGCTTCATATAAACGATTGCAAAGTTCTTGGTAAATATAAAGCCCGTGGTCACAATAATCAAACGTGCATCGCCCTAACTCTGATAGCCCCGTGTCTGTAAAAGGAGACCCTTTAAACACAATGTCAGCCATAGGTAAGTCATGCGTCAATATCTCCCACTCAATAAACTCATTACTGTCAAACGTGCAAGAATCACCTTCAATAAAACTAATCGTTACTGGGCGTATTGCTCTCATTTCCCATGTCTCCCTCTTCTTCAAACGCGCCATTGATAGCCGTGTTGTCAAGTTCACTTTGGTATTCTATCACACCTTCAAGCGAGTAAGTGGGGTTCGTATTGTACCCGCCTTCGTGTCTAATATGCCACAAGTAGGCTGGGTCTATAGCCCCCTCACGCATATAAACCGCATCGGCTTGCGCGTTCTTTAAGCGCACGTCTGCAAGCTGTTGGTCATCAAGGGGCTTTAAACTTGGCCAGTTCCACGCTATATCATCGGGCTTGTCTTGCCAGTCCTGCTGTAGTGTTAAAACCTCTACAAGGCGGTTTATAGCGGGCTGTAGCGTCTGCATCTGATACGCTTGCACCGCTCCCGCCCATTGAACAAAATCGCCCTCTCCTGTGGCGTTCATGCCTTCAGGGGAGCGTCCAAAGAGCTTAGTCATCGGTATCCCACTGTTGGCGGATACAAGCTCCATCGTCCGTAGCATCAAATCGCTATAGCCTGAAACGTTGCTAAACTGACGCTCAAAGCTTTCAGAATCGGCGTCTAAAAGAATCATATTCATTAAAGACTTACTCAAATTAGCGTCATTTAAACGACCTGATATTTTAGATTCTGCCCCGTTCCCGTAAGATTCAAAAAGCCCCTCGACTTTAAGAATCGTCAAGCCCCATTCTTTAATGATAATGTCACTAAACCCTTGCGCTGATAAATAGCTTAAAATGCTGGTGTATGCCCCTTGTAAGCTGGAGGCATGCCAATAGTTGTTGTTTCTAAGTGGCGTTTCAGGCAAGCGGTCACCATCTAAACGAATCACACGGCTGGAATGCACCTTTAAATACTTTCCACTCTTTAACCGCAAGTTGTAGGTTTTCACCTGCCCAAAGGATTCACTGTAAGGGTCACTGTCATAGTCATCTGAGGTAATAACGCAAGCATAGCGGTCAAACACGGCTAGACGTTCAATACTCTTTAAGCCTGCTTCTCTTAAGGGCATGGCGAGGTCTGCTTCCCCGTCCTTAGTCAATAAAAGCATAATGGCTCCACCGTATAGCCTAGCGTCTTTTGAAAGGTCTGTTAAGGCTTTAAAGGCGTTTAGCCGTTCAAGTTCTGCATAAAGCTCTTCGTCACAATCAAGGCCCCGCTTTAAGGCTTCATCCGGCACCATGTCAATTAAGCGCCTAGCAATACCGCTAGAAGAATAAAGCCCTTCTAGGGTCTTTTGGTCAAGCAACTTGTCGCCTCTAAACGTTGTAGCCGTGTTCGCGTCCCTGCCATATCGCCCTAGGCCTGTGAGTATATTCTCGACGCCATCGGTCTTAATGGTCTTAATGGGTTCTTTTTTATTGAAGAAATTCTCA